AAACATGCGGGGCAATGTTCCTATGCAGGATGTTTTAGATATGGCAAAACAAAATGTTGCTGATATGGGTGCTACAAAAGCACAAGCATATCAACAAGGAATAGCTGGTATATCTAATGATAAATCAATATTAGATTTTAATAAGATAGACAATACTTTAGCAAATACATATGACAAGGTAACATTCAAAGGAAAACCAAAGAATGATGTTGCATTTACTGCTTTTAGTAAAATAGCTGATGAAATTAATAACTGGAAAAATTTAGATCCTGCTGAATATCATACGCCAATAGGTCTTGATTCGCTTAAGCAAAGAATAGGTGGAATACAAGAGTCTATTCCATACGAAGAAAAGACTGCAAGAATGGTAGCTAAAAATCTTTATGATTCAGTAAAGAATGAAATATCTAATCAAGCACCAACCTATTCAAAAGTGATGAAGGATTATTCACAGGCATCTGATTTAATCAATGAAATAGACCGTACATTCTCATTAAAACAGTCTGGCAATCCAGATACAGCGATGCGTAAACTACAGTCTTTAATGCGTAATAATGTTAATACAAATTATGGAAATAGACTTGATCTGTTTAAAACTTTAGAAGATCAAGGAAGGAATGAACTTACTTCTGCAATAGCAGGTCAAGCACTTAACTCATGGACTCCAAGAGGTCTTGCAAATGCTGGATTAACAGGTATAGGAAGTTATGCGGTTGGTGGCGCACCATTGGCTGTACCTATGCTTATGGCACAATCACCTAGATTAATGGGTGAAGCAGCTTATGGTGTTGGTTTATTATCAAAACCTGTAACAAAAACATCTAAAAAGTTAAAAGGTATGTTTGATTATTTAAATATTGATCCAACACTTACTGGAAATTTATTATACCAAGCCAGGGAGGATCGTTGATGACATTAGAAGAAATTGTTAATGGTTTAAAATCTGCTGGTCAAGATTACAGTCAGTTATTTAATAACAATCCTAGATATACTGGAGTAGCATCTAATGTTACTAAAGGTCTTGAAAACCTTGTACCACCACAGTTTACTAATACACAAGATGCTAAAAGCCAAGAATACAGTAAGAAGTTAGCTGATTGGGCGTTGGGTAATGGTATGGGCATGGCTGGTATGGCGTTGGCTATAAAAAATACAAGAATGGGGGATATTGGTTTTGATCCAAGATTTGATAAGCGCATAAGAGAACAGGAGAAATTAAAAAATTTACAAACAACTGTAGATGTTCCTGATATAGAAATACCAAAGGTATCATTGGTTGACTATGAAGGATACCCTTTTATTACGTCAATGTCAGATAGAACTAATGTTGGTCAATTGCAATATATAAATGGAGTTCCTGTAGGAACTAATTTGCAAGGTGGACAAGATTATATGTTTAATAATCCTGGTCAAGTTTGGGCTTCTGCAAAATCTCCATCCAATGCTTTAGTAAAACAAGCAAACTATTTAAAACAAATTACAGGAAAAGATCCTTTATATATGCCATGGCGAATGGCTCCAACAGGAGGTGATTTTGCAAATATGACGGGAGAAACAATGCTCCGTTATATGAGTAATAATATGAGCAAGACAGCGCAAAGAGGAGTAAATAAGCAAATAAAAGATTTTATACCTAAGTTTTCAGGAGTTGGATCAGAAGAAGGATTAAATCAATTTAGAACTGCACCAGATAAAACTCGTAAAGCACTTAAAAGGATGCTTGATAAAAATTACCGTGATGCAGGTGGACTAAGCATAGGTGAAGCTAGACTTGCTGTTTCTGATCCATATCAATTAACATTACCAGATGGTGAGTTGCAAAATATGGGAATGATTTTTTCTGGAAATAAATTAGTTTCAAGATCAGGTCATAATGCTTATCCTTATGGCGTACCTGGAGAAGGAATAGGAAAGCTAGATAAAAATATTAATGCTTTTGAATTATTAACAAATGCTGCTGAGTATAGAGGAATTAAAGACCTTAAAAATCCATCTCAGCAAGATATTCGTGCATTGCAAATGAAGCCTTATGGCGGAATATTAACAAATGAAATTTTAAAGAAACTTGGATATTAATATAGGTATTCATCCTTAAATTTATCAGCAAGTTTTTTATTATATTTTTCTGTTATGAATGCTTTTACTTTTTCTTGTGTAGTTGTTTTTATGTCAAAAACAACACAATGTGTTTCATATAAATTAAGTGCTTCCATCATTTTTTTTGGAATTTTTACGTCACAGTTAATTGTTGGTTTCATTAGTTTGCGCTCTGTAGCTTTGGGAGTTGTTTAACCAACTCCCTTTTTTTATTTACGAACAAATTGACCATCAAGCAAAATCATTTGTGTTTGATAAGCGTTGTTTCTTTCTTGACGTATTTGTCTATCTTGATTAAGTTCATTTATATAAGCATTATAATTAGCATCTTGACGCTGTTGACGTAATTCGTTTGTTATTTGACTTGTACGTGCTTGTGCTGCCAAATCATAACCAGCATCATCATCGCAAGCTAAAACAATAATTGGTATTAATAGCAATATTAAAAATAAATTTTTCATTTCTTTTCCTCTTTCTTTTTATCACCAAATATCTTATCCCAGTTTTCTTCAAACTTTTTCCTATCATTTATAGGACGTTGCGCTGAACCTTTACTCATTGTTTTTCCTCCAGTTGTTTTTCCGCCCATTTAACACCATCTTCAAAACCTTCTTCCCATTCTGCTGAGTAGTATTCCTCACTAAATAATGATGAACGTATTGAGTCAATGTATTCTTCTATTTCTTTTTCACTAATCATTTCTTCTCCCTCTCTGCCAACATCAAGTCTGCCGTGTCATAAGCCCAAAACGGGTGTAATTCTCTTTTAGCTGTCACATATGCTTCAGAAGCTTGTTCAGCAGTGTCAAAATATCCTAAGTGTTTATGTTTTCTATTGACCATTATTTGCGCCACCCATTTTCTATGTTGCTTATGCCATGTAACACCACGAAATCCAGATGTATTATTCGTTTGTGGACTTGATTGATTTTGGTGATTCTCTTGAGAAGTAGCTAATCTTAAATTAACTATACGGTTATCCGTTTTAATCTCATTGATATGATCGATATCTTTTTCTGGAAAATTACCATGAACATATAACCATGCTAACCTATGAGCTTGATATCGTTTATTATCAAGCATAATTTGACTATGTCCCTTTGAATCTTTACATCCAGCAACAGATCCTTTTTTTGCAACTCCCCTACTTTTAAGGTTTGTGAAAATACCAGTATCAGGGTCGTAATGTAATGATTCTTTTAATCGTGCGCTTTCAACGCTCATTTCTCTCTCCAGTACATGCTGTGCATTGCTTTAGTAACCCTTTGGTCACGTGTAATATACTCAAACTTATGATTATTACATGATCTTCTAGCATCTAAAAACCATGCTAGACGACACCATTTATTTTTAATTTTCATCATCTACTCCAATACCGTGTGCTTTTTCTATTGCTCTGGCAAAGTTACGAACCATAAAAGTTTTACCAGCATATTTATCCCCCCATAAATCTGCTATTACATCATCACTCAAAGGCTCACGTTTTTGCGGTGCTGTGTATAAAGGTCTTAAGTTAAATGGTTGCTTTATCTCACCTTTAAATGGTTTTTCACTCCCACAATATGCTTGTGTTGACTCAAGGTCATTCTCGTACCACTCATACATCCAAGCCACAGGCTCTACCTTATCGGTAACATCAACAATATGCTCACGATTACTTTTAACCTTATCTATTAAACCTGCTACCGTAACATCTGACACAGGTGACTCTACAGCCAGCTTCATCCGTTCTAAATCAAAGTTGACAGGCTCTTGCTCAGGTTGGGCGAGTAGTTCTTGAATTTTATCTTCCGCTTCAAGCAGTAGATTGGTTAATCTTTCATTGTCTTTCAACCAGTCTTGTTTGGCTTCTGCAGCCTCTACTAGTGTCCTATTTGATGACTCAAGCCCAACCATTAATCCTTCGTTAAACCTATTTTTCTCAATCACCTTGAATATTTGATCTTGTTCAGGTTGGGCGAGTAGTTCTTTTAGTTCGTAAATAAAATGGGCAGGTATCCTAGACTCACTATGGCTTGATATTCTTCTTAACAACTCTCTTTCTTTATTCATCAATTTTCCCCAATACCGTGTGCTTTTTCAGCCCACTTAACACCGTTTACAAAAGCATCTCTCGTAACATTAAGCATTGATTGATTACCCTCGCTTATTTGTTGTCGTGTTAATGGCGGACGTTTTGAAGCTTTTTTACCTTGTTCGTACCCCAGCCGATGCCACCTCGCAATCCTATCCTCAACAGCCTCTTGCTCAGGTTGGTTAAGTAGCTTTTGAATTGCGACTATCAAGTGCATATCCTGAACATAAGCAAAATTTTCAACAACCTGTTTCAATAGCTCTCTTTCAATAGTCATAATAATTTCCTCGAAAATCTATAAAAAAACTGCAATCCATTTCTTTTAATTCCTTCATTGCATCCATGTGCCACATATAATCTTTGGTATCAACTTCAATGGTTAGGTAGCGTTGGCAATCTTGTTTTTTATCGCAGTTGCTACCAAGACAGCGTGCTGTTTCATCAGATAGTGGGTGTTTTATTTTAGTCATCACACACCTCTACACTAATATGATCCCCAACCCTCGGAGGGTTTTCCCCTGTTGCTTTAAGCCAGTAATCAAGAAGATTAATTGCTTCTAACCACCCTGCTGGTGGGCATTTAGATTCTTGTTTAACGGTTGACAGCGTACTCATTGATGTGCCTGTCTTTCTGGCTATGTCTGCCAGGCTATAACCTTTTACATGTAGCACTTGGAGCATCAATGCAAAATCAATATCCCTATCCATTGTTAATCCTCATGTCCATTTGTTTGCGTCTTAGTTCATTACAAAACAATTCTACTTTTTTATTTTTGTGCATAAACTCCACTATCTGTGCAGCCATGCCAGTAATCTTAATTGGCTTGCCTTTGCCAATAAACGCTGATGCTTCACGAACGTAGGGTAGCCATTCCATAATTGCCGCTCTGTTATAAAGAACAGTACCGTCAAAATGCACACCAGTATGTTTTGGAGCGCAGTATTTCTTATCCTTAAGTATTTTTTCAAGGGTTAACATCTTAACGCCAACCAGTTTAGCCATTTCTCTTTTGGTCATGTTTGACGATACATTTATAACTGGCATATTGGGCATTTTTGACCTCAATGTTTTTGCTCTTGCACGAGCATTTATTGATAACTTGTTTTCTTGTCTGTAACGCTGGTTATGTTCCCTCCTTTTTATAATCCGTTCCTGCTCCGTCATCATAAACAAATGCCTTCTATCACCAACAAAATAAATGCAACTGTCATTGCAATCAATAATATCTTTTGGTGTTTTGTAAATGGTATTAATGGTGGGTTCTTGTAATCTTTCATAATCTTTTATCCTAAAAAAAAAGCCAGCTTTTTACGGCTGGCGAGTGGTTGCCTCCCTTCAAAAAGTTATTAGTTGTAATGCTTTCCAGTTCATGGCGTTTTGGACTAGCACATTAATATCTGTGTACTTGGTGGATAATGTAGCATTTTCTAATAGCTGAAAGAAATCTGATCCGTCTGTTTCTATTATGTCAGCGTTAATTAAAGCTTGCAGATAATCTACAAATGATTGGGCTACTAGACTGCCACCAAATGCTTGGTCTGTTAGCATATCATCAATTACGCTATCAAACTCCATGCTTGCTTCTTCACGCTCGTCATAGGCAAACATTAGAACTCTCCTTTACTTACAAAGCTAGGCACGTTGGTTGGTAGCTCCAACACCTGGTAGATACGCTCACCTTTAGGGCTGTTGTCGATAATAAACATGCCAGAGCCAGTCTTGTGTATTTGTACGGCATGGCTTTCTTTTGTATATGTTGCGCCAATAAAGCCACCTAATGTAAAGGCTGATAAGATTAATATAATTGCTGTTTTATTGTTCATGGTTTTTACCTTTTATAGTTGTAGTTAATGCCTCGTCCTTGAGGCGGTGGTTTAAATTTATTTAATATCCAGGACAATCTGCTTGAGTTGCTTCATAAGCATATTCAAAATGATCTTGATCTTCTTCCGACCATTCTTCTTCTGTTAAATTAGCGTACTTAGCTTTTAATTCATTTATTATTGCCCATGCTCTGCTTTGTCTTGACTCAGGATAATAAGTTTCTGAATCAACCATGTCTTTTAACCAAGTTGTTGCTTCATCTTCAGTATTCATTTTATTCCCCTTTATTTTTATTTATTTGTTTGTAGGGTTAAATAATAATATTTATTTTACAGAATGTAAAGATTCTTTATCTTTCCACAAATTAAATGCTGTGTACGCTCCAACATAACCAAGCGCAATACAGACGAAAGCTCCCTGTTTCTGGGCTTCCAAGAGGTATTCTTGCTGTCCATCCTGCCATTTTGACTTGGTGTGGTCTTGACGTTTTAGTTCACAGATGAACGCAACGCTTGCCGGAATAATAATATCAGGCGCACCTTTTGTCATCCCCTCGCTCTTCTGTTTGGTTGCCTGGTAGAATGTACGCAACCCTTCATTCCTAATGTGCGTTGCAATCAAACCATAGCTGTCTGGGTGTTCCCTGCGTAGTTTTGCAAAAAAGGTTACTGCTTCAGCAGATTCACTAGGACATTCCCCTCGAAAATCTATGTTGCCAAATACTTGTATGTCATTGTGGAACTTCATCGGCACTCCTGTTGTAGTCGTATATTTTAAAGAAATCACCACTCTTTTTATATGTGATGGTATTTGGCGTTGTAAAGCCTCCATCAGTAAATGCCATAAAAGCATCGTAGTGCTTCTGCATCTTCATGGTAAACCATACTGGAAACGATCTATACTCGGTTACAAAATCAACCCGTAAACATTCATTTCCTGCCTTGCTTAGTGTGGGTGTTGCACGCATTGCAACAACCTTATCAGTCTGTATTTGTGTTGGGTCTTTCTTTTTCATTTGGAAGTCAGCCACCAGGCGATCATTAGGGTTTATTAATTCGTTCTTACAACATGAGCAGTATCTTGCAGTTATATCATTCTCAGATTCGCATACCTCGCATAGTTTATGCGTATAACGATAAGCGCATTGACTATACTTTCCTTTTATAAGTGTATAACCTTGACATCTCCTTCCCCAATGAGCTGGCATAGCTCCGTATTCTGTTTCTATCTCATTGCCTTCTAAATCTATAAAATAACCATGTTTATTTATACTAAATTTTTCATCATTCTTTTTAGCAGAAAATTGATTAACGCATTTACATTCAGGACATTCAGAAATAACTGGCGACAATTCTCCTTCAGATTTAAAAACAGATTTAATCTCTGGATTAAACAAATCTCCATCTGGAAAGTGCATATCAATGTTTTGAGCGTAATCCAAAATCAAAGCATCTTTTTTACCTTCATGTATTCTTACTGATCTACCTATAATTTGCCCAAGAAGCGCACTAGACTCTGTTTTTCTTAGTAAAGCTATAACATCTACCGAGGTACAATCAAAGCCAGTTGTCAACGTATCAACAGACACTAAATATTTAATTTTTTGTGCTTTAAAGTCTAAAATTATTTGTTCACGTTCTTTTTTATTTGTCTTGCCTGTAATCATTGCAGATATTACTGGTGGCAATGATGCAAGTATCTCTTCACAATGCTTTATTGTTGCACCAAAAAACATAATGCTTTTTCTGTTTACAGATTGAGTTACAACATCAGAAACAATTAACGATGTTTTTCTGCCGTGACCAACAAAAGCAGCATCAATTGTTTTATCATCAAATTTACCAAAGCTATTTAGCTTTAATCCTGAAGTATCATAAGATGCTGAATTAATCTCCCCAATAACAGGTTTTGTAATATAACCATGCTCCAATAAATATCTTCCAGATATTTGACAAACAAGTTTATAAAAATAAGGGTTTTTAGCAATCGCTTCTGGTATTGGTTTATCGTTTAAATCAAGTTTATAAATATATCCAAGTCCTAACTTAAAAGGTGTGCTGGTTAATCCAATAACCCTTAAATTAGGATTATGTTTTTTTATAGAATCAATAATATTAAATATGGTTGGTGTTAATGATTCGTGAGCCTCATCAAGTATGATTGCACCAAATTGATTACCAAACCGATGTATTTTATTAACTACTGTTTTTGGAGTCCCATACACTACATTATGTTTTATACATTTAGTTCCAAGTGATGCGCTAAATATTGAACATTCATTACCAGTGGCTAAGTATTTTTCTATGTTTTGCTGGCAAAGCTCACGAGAAGGTTGCAAACATAAAACTTTCTTACCACTAAACTCATGTATTTTTCTAGCAAGTTCAGCAACTATTAATGATTTTCCTGCTGCCGTAAATGCTTCAATCAAACAAGGTTCAGTTGATATTTTTATATGCTCAAAAGCATCATCTACGGCTTTATTTTGGTAATCTCTTAGCTTAAGCATTTTGATAAGTTTCTTTTCTTATAATGCGACTAATAGTTGCTTGAGAAACCCCAAATAAATTTGCAAGTTTTGATCCAGATAAATTAATTGATCTTATTTGTTTTGCTTGTTCATTTGTTAATTTAGAACTATTTGCATATTCTCCAGTTCCTTTATGCGACCTGCCTTTATTAACCATATCTGCCATATTATCTTTATGCGTTCCAATAAATAAATGATCTGGATTTACGCATAATGGCGTATCACATTTATGACAGACATACATTCCTGATTTAATTTCCCCATGTATCATCATGTAAGAAAACCTGTGCGCTCCAATGTCTTTTTTGCCTTTACTTATTCTTGGATATAAAACACCTTTGCTATTTGCTCTTGTGCTTCCTTCCCACATCCAACAACCATTTTCTTTAACAATATATTTTTTATGGAATCTTTCTGTAATATTTCCTGTATCTTTTATTCTATTTCCATAGTTATTAACATCACCATTTTTTAAAAGCCTTCTATAGTGCATATCACAATATTTCTTACATACAGCTTTTCTTTCACAGTTATTAAAATTACATTTATTCATATTATTCTCCATTGTGTCGTTTAGTCCATTATATAGGAATAACTGACACAATTAAATATATATTTGCATCATGCGCTTGTTGTTGGTAGGGACGGAGTTTCACGTTAAACGCCAATAACTACTGGGAGCAGACTGGTATTTAGTAAGGTCTGCATCAGGCAATAGCTCTTTTATCGCTTTAGCGTAGGATATAGCTCCATCACGGTGTACTTGTGTTAGCTTGTGTCCAGCAATCTCACTATCTTTATCACCAGCAAGGGAAACTATTTCAGCCAATATATCTTTGCGTGTTGCCTCCAGCTTCTTAATTTCTTCTGTAGCGGCAAGGTATAACTCCAGCATTGCTTCACATTGCAACTGTTGGCGCTTGTCTTGCAGATACTTTAAGCAGGATGGCGCTTCACGCTCCACAAGATACTTATCATAAAATTCTCGCAATTCCGGTAAGTATTTATCAATAGCTAAAGGATTAAACCAAACTGTTTCTAGCATCTCTCCATGTGCAGACCATTGATAGAAATGACACCATTCCCTGCCAGTTACTAACAACTGTATTTGTATCTGCAACCAGTAATGGGTTTGGTAGTCTATAGACTTAAACTCTGGTGGGTTTTTATCTCTTAAACTGTATGGACATTTGATCTCAATTAAACCATCATCATTAATCAAACCATCAGGACTAGCTCCTAGCCAATCCTCATAATTGTGGAAACCTGTTAGCTCAACCTTTTTATTGTGCTTTAACTGGTAATCAGCTAATGCAATAGATTCATTATCATTACCATAATTTGTAGCTACATTTCCCTTAAACTCAGATGGATAACCATGATATTCACGCACCATGTTACGCATAACATCTTCTGGCTTCATAAAAGGCGACATGCTTAGTATTGCACCAACACTTGAGCCTGTTACACGGTTCTTCCTGGCGGCAAACCATTCTTCTGTGCGTTGTTCCATTGTTATTGCTCCGTATTCTTGTTAAAAATAGAGAGTAAAACCTCATCATTCCTCCATTTGTCAGTATTAAGCAAAAGATTGGCAATATATTGAATGTCTTTTTGAATTGATGAAACTGGTTTTTCTCTTTGTCTTCCAATTTGTAAACCAGTTGCTTCTTTTATTCCCTGAATATTTGCCACAGTAACTTCATAACCACATAATGCAACCATTGCATTTGCTATAATTTTATACTCAACATCTTTGTATAGCTCAATATTTGCTTCAATGTTTTTTGAAATTTCCCATACTTGTTTCTGGGTTAATCTGTTTAACGTAGTCATTTTATTTACCTTATATTTATAGTTAAGTTATGCACATCCTTGTGCATGGGGTTTATTTACCAGGGTACGTCAGCGTGTAGACCTTCATCAACTACAACTGGCTCTGGTGTTTGTACGGCTGTTGTTTTACTGCGTGGTGCTACAGATGCAACCCAGTTACCTGTACGATCATTCATCTCCCATATCATTACTTTAATAAGCATTGGTTTATGCAGTAATGCTTTTGCCATTGCCGTATCGTTTGGCGTTTCATCATTTAATGCTAACTTACCACC